CCCGCAACCGGCATAGCACTTGAGTCGTTGTCAAAAGGGCGTAGTTACTTGCTGCGCCCGGTTCATGCCCGTATGTGCAGCTATGAGTCAATCAAAGACGGCACGCTGACACTGGCCGATATTGCGCTGATGAATGAGTCGCTCGATGTTGAGGCGGAAAATAATTATCTGATCAAAAAATGGCAGGCTGACAATAATGAACGCTGAAACCATCAAGGACTTTCTGATCTCGCTGGGGTTCGATATCGATGAAGCCGGCAGCCGCAAGTTTGAGGCGGTGGTTTCCGGCGTCACATTGAACGCAATAAAAATGGGCGTGGCCGTTGAGGCGGCAGCCCTGACCGTTGTCGGTTTCACCACCAAGATCGCCAGCGGCCTCGACAAGCTTTATTGGCAGTCTCAGCGCACTGGCGCCACGGCGAACAATATCAGGGCCATCGGCTACGCATTCAGCCAGGCAGGTGGCAGCGTGGAAGGTTTCAACGGTACCCTGGACAATCTGGCGCGATTCCTGCGCTCGACACCTGGCGCTGAAGGTTTCCTCCGTAATCTGGGTATCCAGACGCGTGATGCCAACGGCAATCTGCGAGACACCGCGCAACTGGTGACACTGGTCGGCGATAAGCTGGCGAAAATGCCGTACTACCGTGCCAACCAGTACGCGCAGATCCTCGGCATTGACGAGAATACTCTGCTGGCCATGCGCCGTGGTGTGCAGGGGTTCACTGCTGATTATCAGGGCATGCTGCAGGCAACCGGGTTTGACTCACAGAAAGCGGCGGAGCAGTCCAATAAGTTCATGACTCAGATGCGCGGGCTTACAAGCCTGTTTGGCATCATGCGTGACAAGATCGGCGGCAATCTCGCGGGCGGTCTGGCTGGAAACCTTGAAAGTTTCCGAAAAAATATCCTGCTTAACTTCCCCAAAATCGAAGGCACGATCACCGCAGTGCTAAAAAAAGTACTGTCGTTGGCTGACAGTATTATGAGGCTGGTTTACCGGGGTATTCAGGGTGTCGGCGATCTGATGAAGTGGTGGGATAAGCTGGATGACAAAACCAAAGGCCTGATAAAAATCTTCGGTGGCTTGCTGGTGGCCTGGCGCCTGCTGAACAGTGCATTCCTCACATCCCCAATAGGGATGATTACGTCACTGATCGCCGCGCTGGTGCTGCTTTATGACGACTACCAAACATGGAAAGAAGGCGGCGATAGCCTGATTGACTGGGCAAAATGGCAGCCTGATATTGAGAAAGCCAAGCAGGCGATGCTCTGGATCCGCGACAAGATGCTGGATTTGAAAGATGCAGTCGGGGGCTGGCAGACGGCGCTGGAAATCTTTGCAGGCTTTATCGCGGTAACGTGGGCGGCGAAGATGATAAAGGCTATCGGCTCTGTCACCAGCAGCGTCGGCGGGTTGTCTGGCGCATTAAAGGGGCTGGGTAAGGTCGGCACTATTGGCGCACTGCTGGCTATTGAGGAGCACATAGCCAAACCACTTGAAGAGAAATATTCATGGCTGAAAAATAATCCGGTTGCCAATTTTCTCAATAAATTACCGGGCTCTGACACCGTGGACGAATGGGGGAAAAAAATTCTTCCGTGGCGCCGCGATGAGCCAGAACAACATGCCCAGTCTGCCAGCGCACCGCGCGGCATCCGCAACAACAACCCCGGCAATCTGAATTACGTCGGCCAAAACGGCGCAACCCTTGAAAATCACGCCACACCTCGCTTTGCGCGGTTTAACTCAGCCTTTGAAGGTTTCGCTGCGCTGGGAAAACAGATAAAGGCGTATTACAACGGCACGTCGAAAGCTGCAGGCTACCAGAAGCTGCAATCTGTTGAGGACATCATCAGCCGCTTTGCTCCGGCCAGTGAGAACAACACCCAAGGTTACATCAACAAGCTGAGCAAGATGTTGGGTGTGGGCCGTGGTGACTCGCTGAATATTCACGATCCGCAGGTACTGGCCACACTGATGAACGGCATCACGCAGATTGAGAACGGCAAGAACCCCTACGCGCCGGAGATGGTGCTCAAGGCGGCACAATCAACCGTGGGCGCTGGTGGTGGCACAAATAACCCTGTCTTCAATATCAAGGTACAGGGCGGTGGTGATCCGCGTGAAACAGCACGCCTTACAGGTAATGCGGTCGAGGGCGTGTATCGCAGGCAGATCCGCAACATGCAATCACAGGTGGGGTGATGGATATTTTATCTGTGCTGTTTTCTCAACAGCGGCGCCGTATTGGCGTCATTGTGCCGAGCGTGGCAATTAGTGAAAAGCATATGGACGCAACGGAAATCACCGAGCACCCGGTGGAACTCGGCGCGCCAACGAGTGACCACGCTTATGATCGCCCGTCTGAAGTGACAATGGAACTGGGCTTTGCGGGCGGTGGTTCGCTGATTGACGGTATCGACACGACGGAGGTGTTTAACGTCAGTACCGGTTTATCGTTGGGCACAAGCCCGGAGGATATCTATCAGCAGTTGCTCGACCTGAAAAAAAGCAAAGTGCCTTTTGCGGTGACGACAGGCAAGCGCCAGTACAAAAACATGCTGATCCGCGCGATTGAGGTGCTGACCGACAGAACCAGCGAAAACGTGTTGATGACCACGCTCACCTTGCGCGAGTTAATTATTACCGAAACGCAAAAGGTCAGCACAACACCGGCGGAAAATATGCAGTCACCGCAGGACACTGGCGGCGTGAGTAACACCGGGCTGAAAAACCCGACCGTACCCGATAAGCAGCAGAGCATTTTAAAATCTGCGGGAGGTTTCCTTGGCATTGGTTGAAATCCCGCTTACACCGGTATCACAGCAGTTTGCTATTCAGTTGGCCGGTGTGCAGTACCAACTCACGCTGGTTTGGCGCGATGTAGCAGGCTGGGTGCTGGATATCGCCAGTAACGACAGAACGCCGATTATTCAGGGGATCCCGCTGGTGGCCGGTGCTGACCTGCTGGCGCAGTATCGTTATCTGGGTATCGGTGGTCAGTTATTCGTGATGTCCGATCCGGCAGTGCTTGACCCCCCAACCTCGGCAAATCTGGGTATTGAGTCACACCTCTATTTTCTGACCAGCTAACCGCCTCCGGGCGGTTTTTTCATGGAGCGACCATGACCATTAACTGGATGCGCAAATGCAGCCTGATCGTCGCCAATGATGCTGGTGAAGGACTGGAGTTATCCGGTCTGAAAATCAGCTTCAACATCAGCAGGCCAGACATCAGCTACCCGGCGACGGGCATGTTCAAGATTTATAACCTAAGTCGGAACACCGCCAGCCGCATCCGCCAGAAAGAATTCACGCAGATCAAATTTATCGCGGGCTATCAGGATAATTTCGGGCTGATTTTTTCCGGGCAAATCCAATACTCCTACGGCGGACGTGAAAATCCCACAGATACCTATTCTGTGATCCAGGCGGCTGATAGCGACCAGGCGCATAACTTCGCGGTGATGAATACCACGTTGGCTGCTGGCTACACGCAACAGGATGTTCACACCGCGCTGATGAAGCCGATCGGTGTCTATGACATCGTCTCTGGTGCTGTGCCGGAATTCGCCGCCACTAAAGCCCCACGCGGTAAGCCGATGTTTGGCATGCACCGGGATGAGGTTTCCAGCCTGGCGGCACAGTGCAAGGCGACATGGCGCTATGAGAATGGTCGCCTGCAGATGGTGCCGGAGAATGCTTATCTGGCCGAGGCCATTGTGTTGAACGCGCAGACGGGCCTGATCGGTATGCCGGAACAGACCATTAACGGCGGTATCAACGTGAAGTGCCTGATTAACCCGAATATCCAGCTCGACACGCTGATCCGCCTGGATAACAAATCTATCAATCTTGTGGGCCTGTCCAACCAAGAGATCGCCACCGGCAGCACGGCGGGAGCATCGTTGCAGCAGCCTGCAGTGTTGGATATGGACGGCGATTACATTGTGAAGAATATCGCCTATTACGGGGATACGCGCGGCAATGCCTGGTATCAGGACATGATTTGCATTGCAAAGGGTGGCGCGGGCCTGCTCAGTCAATCCAACGTGAAGGCTATGCCATTATGATCACCAATAATGAACGCCAAGACTCCCCCGAGCTGGTGCTGAAAGCCGTAGCTGATTCCGTCAGCACCGATTTACGCGTTGCGTGTCCGGGCATCATCCAGTCATTCGATGCCGGTGCAGTGACTGCCACTATTCAGCCGTCGGTAAAAGTGCCTGTACGGCAAGCAGATGGCTCTGTTGTGTCGGTAGCGTTGCCACTGCTGGTGGATGTGCCTGTTTATTTCCCGCGCGGCGGTGGCGTCACGCTGACGTTTCCCATCACCGAGGGGGACGAGTGCTTGGTGATATTTGCCGATCGCTGTATCGATTACTGGTGGCAGAACGGCGGGGTGCAGGAGCCTGTCGATCCGCGGCAGCATCATCTGGCCGACGCGTTTGCGCTGGTTGGGCCGCAGTCGCAGGCGAAGAAAATCAGCGGTATCAGCACCAGCGCCGCACAGCTGCGTACCG